CGCATTACTAAAAATTTTTCTTCTTTTTCCATTTCTTTTTTTTCTTTATATGTATCTAACCCTCTTTTTGCTACCAGTAATTCACTTTCAGCTAAACTATAAGCTGGGTAAGTAACACTTGAAATATCATATAGTCTATCAATTTCTGTAATAGTTCTTATGTCTCTACCTTCTTGGTCAGTACTCCATTGGTCTGACTTAACAGTAAAAGCAAATGAAGACTGGCTTATATTACCATTTCTTAAATTTTCCGCTAAGTCTCTACCGTAACTTGTGTTTGGTATGTCAAACTCATACCTTAACCCTTTAGCGTCTGGTGTTAATTTTAGCGTTCCAGCTGTATTTCTAGCAAGTATTAAATTTGGGTCATGGTTAATTAAAGCCCTCACATCAGACTTAGCTATAAGTTCTTCAGTAAAAGCGCCTTCTTGTATATATTCATAAAAGCCGCCTAAATCTTCACTTCTACTATTATATAAAGAAGCATGACCCACTACAGTCATTTTATCGTTATCTTCATGTACTCGGGTTTCTATATCGTAAATTCTTTTTTCCATAGTTATATTATTATATTTTTTATCCCAAATGTATTTTATTTTCTTCTCACCTATTACTTCACTTCCTTTAATACATTCGTCTTCGCAATCGTCTTCACATTCTTTACATTCTATTATACTTCTATTTTGTTTTTCTTCTTCTTCTTCGTCATAATGGTATTTTTCTTCCATGTTTTCTTCACCCATTATTTCAACAGCTTCTTCATGCGTAGAAAAAGGCATAAAATAATCAGTACCGTCTACATTATGAGAATGCGAACCAGAACCTCCCATTTCTTCAGCATACGCTTCCGCTTCTTCTTTTGTTGTATATAATGGTAATTCAATACCATCAGTTATTAAAGTTCCTATAAGTGTTCTATTTTCGTTATCCATAGTTTTATTTTTTTCTTCGTCCATTTTTTTTCTTACTGGGTGGTCTTTTGGTAATAAATCAGTATCATGCTTACCACTTCTATATTTACCTTTTTTTAAAGCATAAAGAAACGAATTAACACGCGCCAGCGCCCATTGGTCTGAAGATTTTACTGACGGTCTTACTGACTGGGGGTTTGTATTATAAGCCCCTACGCCCCTATCAAATACTTTTTCTAAAGTTTTAAAAGTTACTCTAGCGTTCCAATCTAAATTTAAATCTTTAATTTCTTCGTTATGTTCTTCTACTTTATTTTCTAAAGCTTTTTTAATTTTTGCACTTACTCTTTTTTCTTCTTCATTTACTATCTGGTTACGTTTTTTTTCTGACCATGAAAAACCGCTATCACCGCCCCAAAGCGAATGGGCTATCCTTGAATTTGACGGGTACCCTTCTTCACCTACTTTAAAACCTTCACTATCTTGGTATGGTTCATGCCTTTTAAAGTAAGCATACATTTTCTTTACCCTTTCAATAGTCATAGTATTATTTATAATCATATTAGCGGTTCGCACCCCTACTTCAGTACCACCCCTACCAAATTCTTTACGCCAAGCTAAACCCCTTTTAGCTTCTTCAACCATGCCTTCGTTTACATCTAAACTAATGTCTTCTAAAGCCCTATAGTCTTCATTATCAGCTTCAGCTTCAGCTTTGCTATCATACTTACATTCACCATAAGTACCCCACTTCCATTTTCCATTATCACATTCTTTAGCTGGCATTTTCTCCTATTTGTTGTATCGTGGTCATATTTAATTGAGTAAAGTGTTTATCACCGTCTTCAATTTTATTTAAATCTTCTTTAGCACGTACTTCGTTAATACTCATAACACCGCTTGTAATCATTTTACTGTAAAATTCGCTGCGGTCTTTTATATTACCTCTTAATAAACCATTCACATTAAATTTTACATATTTTTTACCTACTTCAGTTCTTCTAAATAATTTAATATTCATTTCTAACTCAATACGTGTTAAGTAAGGCATTAAAGAATAAGTTACAAATTCTTGGCTTTGCATTTCTATATTATTAAAACTTGACTTAGATAAATCTTTTAAAAGGTGCGGTGGAAGGTTAAAGATACGCGCCACTTCCTCAATACTAAACTGTCTACTTGCTAACCATTGTGCTTGGTCTGGCGCTATCTGTATGGGCTTATACTTTAAACCTTCTTCTAATACCGCTGTTTGGTTCGCACCTCTTAATTTAGAATAGTTATTATTAAAACTTTCACGTAAACGGTCAATAGCTTCAGTAGATAAAGTACGGTCGCTTTCTAAAACACCAGATAATTTTGCACCATTTTCAAAAAAACTTTTACCATATTTTTCTAAATCTAAGCCCCAAGATATTGCATTTTTACATTGTTCTATTGGTGAAAGCCCAGTATAACCATCACTTTTGGTTACTAACTTAAAGTGTAACATGTCTTCACTATCTACCACTTCCTTCATCTGGTCATTATGATAAAATAATTTACCGTCTTTGTAAATTATATTCATGTTTTCATAATCTAAACAAATGAGTTCTACCACTCTAGCGTTTCTATTTCTAATAATTTGCACATAACTATTACCATTTAGTAATAAGTCTACCATTATTTTCTCAAAAAAAGTAACCTTGTTTTGATAAGAGTTCGGCTTGAATTTTAATAAATATGAAATATTATCGTCTAATTCTACTTTATCACCGTTTTTTTCACGCGAAAAAACACCTATAGGTAAAGTTGATATGCTTTCTGAAAGTAACCTTACAGCCGCCCATACAGCTGTAAAAGTCATAGCACTACCTTCACTATAAGAAGCTGTTGTATTTAAAGATGTAAAATAATTTTGGTTTCTTACTTCTTTAACTTGTGGCTTAAAGAAATTAGCTATTCTATCTAATACGCCCACTATAAAAATTTTTAATTAAAAATATCTACAATAGTAATTAAATTAAATAGCAAAATATTGCTACTTTGTTGCATTAAATTATTTTTTTATTTTTCTATCACGGCAAATCCTAAATGAATTATAATCAGAATATCTACGTTCACCAAATAGTTCTTCATATTCTTTTTCAAGTTCTTCATAGGCGGCTTTGTATGTAGAATGGTTTTTTGTTTTTTCCCAAAACTTTTGTACAAAACCGTCCGCGCGTAATAAAATTAAAATTTCTTTGTCAATCATAATATTAATAAACCTCTATTGTCATATACACTATCTATGTTTTCTTCCGTCATATAATTACCAAGCGCCATAATAGTAGCTATAACCCCGTCAATTTTTTCTTTTGATTTGTTTTTTGCGCACTTAATATTACCCGCTGGGTCTTCCATTATTTGTACGTTATTTATTTGCCAGTTCATGCAAGGGTTATCATTGTGCTTTATTTGTTTAGCTAAAACTAATTTTTCAAATTCTTTAGTTGGCGCACTCATGCTTCTATAACCTTGCCCAAAACCGTCCATTAATAAACCTTCGTCTTGAAGTTGTATAACTAATTGCGATGCGTTCCAACGGTCGTAGCAAACTGACTGTATATTATATATTTCGCCAAGTTCCATAATTTTATGTTTTATAAAATCATAATCACATACATCGCCTTCAGTACCTATAATATGACCGCTATTTATCCAAGTTGGGTAATCTATTTTATCTTTTTCATATCTTTTTTGTGCATTTTCTTTAGGTATAAAAAAGTAAGGTAACAAAAAAAAGTTTTCGTCTTCTTTAAATAATAAAACAAAAGCTGATATATCACGCGTAGAAGCTAAGTCTAAACCACCCCAACATTTTTTTCCTTTTAGAAAATTATAATCTATATTACTTTTACAAGCATTCCATTCTTTAGAACCAAGCCAAGCAACTTGCGACCCAGTCCATAAATTAAGATGAAGCCGCTTAAAAGTGTTCATATAACTTGGTATATCTACAGCCCTTTGACTTTCGCGCTGCATATAATCTTTACGTAGACTTATACCGTAGTTTGGGTTTGCTTTTTTCCAGACTTCTTCACATTGTATATCGTCTTCAAGTTCCGCTTCATATATAACTGGGTAAAATGTTTCGTCTAGAATAATACCGTCCCTCACGTTTTTTGCGTATTCGTAAATTTCATAACATATAGTTTGCTTATCATATCCAGATGTCGTAATAGCAATTATAAGCGGCTGCCTTCTACTTCCAGTTGAAGTTAAAAGGGTGTCCCATAAATCCCTACTTTTAGCTGTATGCAGTTCATCGTAAATAACACAGTTTGCTGAAAAACCATGCTTAGTATTACTATCGGCACTAATAGCTTTAAAAAAATTACCTTTACTTTCGTTTACTATTGAATTTCTAAACACTTTACCGCGCTGGTCCAATTCATTATTTTGTAAAACCATTTGCTTTGCTATTTCAAATAATATACCAGACTGGTTCCTATCTGAAGCCGCGCAATATATTTCAGACCCTCGTTCACTATCCATAAATAACATTAGTAAAGCTATTGAAGACGCAAGTGTCGTTTTTCCGTTCTTTCGCGGCACCTCAATAAAAACCGTTCTATATTTTCTAAAGCCAGTTTCTTTATTTTTCCAGCCAAAAATATCGGCTACTATTTTTTTTTGCCAGTCTTCTAAATATAAAGGTGTCCCAGCTTTTTCGCCTTTTGTATGGGTGCAAAATTTTTCTATAAAAGAAATAGCTTTGTCAGCTTCATTTTTATCGTAAAAATATTTATTCAAAATAATTATTTATTTGTGTGTTATTTGTAATAGGCGCTGAAATTGAAGCCCTTGCTGTAGGTGTTAATCCAAATTGCGTAGCTAATTTTAAAGCATTGTTTAAAGCATCGTTTTTAATTTTCATTAATGGTTTACTTTGACTTCTTATTAAATCACCGTTTGTATTTGTAAAGTTATCCACCCTACCATTTAATCTTAATTCAGTTTCCGCTTCTATATAAATACTAATTTCGTTGCAGTATGCTTCTATTAATCTTAAATCTATTTCATGAAGCATCTGTAAGTTATAAAGTTGCTTTGTTACTTTTACCCATTCTTGCCTACCTATTGTACTTAATAAACTTGGCGGTTCTGGTAATTCATTTACCAATTCTACAGTCATTTCATTTTCTGGTGTTCTACATTTCTGTAAGGTGCCACTCATTTTTTTTAGTTGCGTAGGTATTTTTTTACGTCCTTTACCCATTATTTTTTTCTTAAAGTTGGTTCAGTTCTTATTATTTGCGGCATACCTTCTCTAGGTTTAGAAGTCATATACAAATCACATTTAATACAGTAAGCTTCCTTACCTACAGCTTTACCATTTCTTATTACTAAAGTAGTTTTGCGTAGTTCTTTAGTGTTACCGCATTTTTTACATTCGTATTTTATCATTTGCCTTGACCTTTATAACGCTTAACATATTGTTTGCCGCCTTTAGTTCTTGACTTATTTTTAGAATGTATGCCTTTACGCTTACGTTTTGTACTTCCTAAAAACTTATATATTTTTGCTTTTGCCATTTTTTAGTTCCTTTTTACTTAAAAACATTTTAGGGTTTATCTTTTTTCTTTGCTCTAATCTTTTAATATTTTCAATTAATTTTTCGTTTTGTTTTTCAGTTTCTAAATTTATTTTATAATGTATCATAATACCTATAAAAATACCAGCTATAAAAGTTAAAATCATATCTATTTATTTAATTATTTTAGTTCTAAACACCCTATATATCCAATTTTGCACGAACGAAATCGTTTT